ATTGATGACGGCAGAATGCATATTTTTAACGTCGCATTAAGTAATGTTGAACAACCTGAAACAATGGACTTTTATATGAATTCTAAGGATTGTGGCACTTCCAGTTTATTTTCACATGACCAAAAATTTTTAGGTCCAATTGAACAAACAATAAAAGTACCTGTTTATAGTTTAAAAATGTTTTTTGATACATTTGATTGGGAAAAATATGAGTATATTGATTATATCAAGGTTGATGCACAAGGTTCGGACCTAAATATACTCAAAAGTGCCGGAGATTATTTGAAAGAACGCGTCGTATATGTAACTGCTGAACCAGACGGTTATCAATACCACGGTGCAAACGATTGTAATGTTCAGAATATTGTAAAATATATGGATAGTCAGGGATTTATCGGGGTTAACCATTATAATACGAATGACCCTACGTTTCTAAATTCTAAATTTATTCACTTAAAAGATACAATTTTTATTTCACAAAAATAATCGTTATTTGCATATTATCCAATTGTTGCGCGGCATATGCCAAAACGGTTTAAAATATATTTCTCCATCACTTATTAGTGCAGCTACATAACTGAGACTACTTGGTGATGTTACTAATATATCTGCACCAACCATAGATATAAAGGAAGTATCAATGTCTTCGTTTATATGTAAGATTACATCTTCTCTAACATATTTATTAAAATCTGCCTCATTGCCCTGTGAATATATATGAAATTGTAGTTCATCATTATTATATTTTGTTCTTATATGTTCCATTATGTATAAATAATATTCATCCGGGGTAGTAATTCTAGCACCAGCTTGACCTAAATCGTGTGGGTTTGACCGACGCACGTGTACTGCAATATTTTTTTTACCATTTTTGTATAAATCACGTTCTTTATTATCCCAAAAACATTTTTTTATAAAATCCATATATTCGCTTTCACACGCTTTGTCAATGTTATTTCTTGTATTATCGCCATCATACCACGACCTAACTTGTTTAAAATAATCCATAATAACAACATTGTCTATTTGGGTTGACAAAGGCATATTGTTATATAAATTGATCAGATCTTCCTTCTTTTTTATAAAGTCTGCATCGTTTGTATAATTATGTTCCATATTACTAAACGGAGTATATGTATAAGATAACCCGTGCATTTTACAGTATAAATACGTCTGTATTACTTTTTGATATTGTGCACCAAACCCATCGGTTGATACAATATTTGTATATACTGTCATATACAATATATATTGTATTATCTTTATGCTTAAATAATATAAAAACATTTTCACGTTTTATAATGTAAACCAAAACAATGGTAAAAATCTGTAACACTCCTTATCCGTCCAATTCAAAGTATGAGACCCATTTTGAATTGTATCCATATCCTCTCAGTGATTTCCAAAAATATGCTATTGAGGCCATCGTCGAAAAACAACACGTTCTTGTAACTGCACATACTGGCTCGGGTAAAACACTTCCTGCCGAATTCGCTATCCAACATTTTGCTTCTCTCGGTAAAAAAGTTATTTATACAAGTCCGATCAAAGCCCTTTCCAATCAAAAATACTACGAATTTACAAAAAAATACCCTGATATATCGTTTGGTTTATTCACTGGTGATATTAAAACGAACCCCGAAGCGGATGTCCTTATCATGACCACTGAAATTTTGATGAATTATCTATTTACTTCGTTAAATGATGCTGCATCACAAGACCAAACAAATCTACAATTCCATATTGATATTCAAAATGAACTCGGATGTGTCGTTTTTGATGAAGTTCACTATATTAATGATGCTGAACGTGGTCAAACTTGGGAAAAGACGATTTTGATGTTACCCAGGCATATTCAGATGGTTATGCTTTCTGCTACCATTGATAATCCCGAAGGCTTTGCTAACTGGTGTGAAAAAGATGATACTGCCGGCGATGCGAAATGTGTATATTTGGCGTCTACACATCACCGTGTAGTACCCCTTTCTCATTATGGATTTATTACAACTACGGAAACCGTATTCAAACATATCAAAGACAAACCAACACAAAAATTTATTAAAGACAATGCGAATTGTTTGATCCCTCTTCAAAACGAACATGGTGTTTTCAATGAAACTAGTTATAAAAATATTGTCAAGATTAACAAACTGTTTGATGATAATAAGGTTCGCATGAACAGGAAACATACTCTCAATCGTCTCGCGTCGTTTCTCAAAGAACGTGAAATGTTACCTGCTATTGGATTTGTATTTTCTAGAAAAAACGTTGAACAATGTGCTGCTGATATCACAGTGCCGTTGAACGAAGACGATAGTAAGGTTTCTTATACGGTTCGTAATGAATGTGAACAAATTGTACGCAAATTACCCAATTACAAAGAATATCTTGAACTACCTGAATACAATCAACTGGTTTCATTATTGGAAAAAGGTATTGGCATACATCACTCGGGCATGATACCCATTTTACGTGAGATTGTTGAACTTATGATTTCAAAACGTTATATTAAATTGTTGTTTGCGACAGAAAGCTTTGCAATAGGTCTGGATTGTCCTATTAAAACCGCCGTTTTTACTGGCATTACCAAGTTTGATGGTAATTTTGACAGATATTTGATGGCACATGAATATACTCAAATGGCTGGACGAGCTGGGAGACGAGGCATTGATACGGTAGGTCACGTGGTGCATTGTAATAATTTATTTCGTACACCGATGTTAAGCGAATACAAAACTATGCTTGGCGGCAAACCACAGAAACTCGTGTCTAAATTCCGCATCTCGTATCCATTGATTTTCAATCTTCTTAAAAATGGTCAGACATCAAATTTCCATCAATTTTCACAGAAGAGTATGGTGCAAAATGAAATAACGAGTTCTTCACAAGCAATGCTTGATACTATTAGTCAATTACAAGATCAAATCACGCAGAAAACTACTGCTTTGTCTGTATTGCGAACTCCGAGAGAGATTTGTGATAAATATATTAGTACTCAAACGGTCTTCAAAACTACTATCAATAAGAAACAGCGCAATGCTGAAAGAGAACTACGTGCAATGGAGGATCAATACAAATATATTAAGACAGACATTTCATCGATTGGGCGATTGAATGAATTGGAAGCGGAATTAACGGACCTTCGTGGTTCTTATAACTATACGCAACAATATTTACAAGAACAAACCAACAAGATTTGTAACATTTTATTGGGCAATGGCTTCATTGAACAACATAGTGATGAGGGTCAAGAAAATTATTATACGCTTACTGACCTCGGATCATTTTCATCCAATGTTGCAGAAATCCATCCATTACCAGTTGTTCAAACCATGGTAGAGTGGAATTATTTTGAAGATTTTACACCTACCCAATTGGTTGGTCTATTTTCATGCTTTACTGATATTAAAATATCAAGCGATATGCGATCTAGTATTCCTAATTCGAACGACACATTCCTTAATAATAAAATCAAACAAATTGAAAATACCTATTTATTTTATCAAGACCAAGAGTTAGATGAAGGAGTAAACACTGGCATTAAATATGACCAGGCATTATGTTTTGACATTATTGATTTTTCCATGACTTGGTGTGAATGTAGTACTGAAACTGAATGCAAGTCGTTCATTCAAAATGAAGTCGCTTCAAAATCTATTTCTGTTGGCGATTTCACAAAATCAATGTTGAAAATCGTTACCATTGCAAATGAATTTATGAATATTAGTCAAGTTGCCTGCAATATTGAATTACAACACAAGTTAAACCAAATTGAAGGTTTAGTCTTAAAATATGTAACTACATCTCAGAGCCTATATGTGTAAACTCAGTCACAATGTGCATACTGTAAATATTACAATTGTTATGATTGTAATATTTTTCAAATACTTATGTTACACAGTAATTATTTTGGAATAATATAACCATAAGCCAATCCCAATTCCACACTTAGCTATGCTATCCAGTATATTAGTAAGAATGTTTTTGTATTCTTCGTCGAACATGAACACCACACCATACATTGCCCAAATTCCGAGATATAAATAGTATATCATATTATTTGCGTAAGAGAACTTTGGTTTAATGAAATTTATAAAGATTACGTAGAACATTCCAATGAATGCTATGAACCCACTAACAACCGAACTCCATCTGTTCATAACGTCAACTTCTCCCAAGTACCCAAGACCGAGCATAACATAGTTTAACATGACTACCAAACTAATTACTTTAATGTTGACGGTTGTCCCAATATTTTTAGCCAACGCAGCACATAATGCTAACAACATGAAGGGCGTAGTAATTGACCAGTCAATGTATCGCGTCTTTGATATTTCTTTCCAATCTATTGGCATGTTCTTGGATGAATAATTATCAATCTGACTTAAAAACAACGAGTAAAAATAACCTGCAATAATGGAAATACATGTTTCTAAATTCAATATGTGTCTGATAGTCGGGTCTTTCGTTCTCATAGCTTCGATGAATATGATCGTTGCTGTCGTTAGTAACAAAATATAGGTTATCATAAAGCTGACTTTCACGTAATATTGTACAGGATTTTGAGCTTTTTCAACTTTATCTTGGGCGGTTTCCTCCGTCAACCCAGCGGTTGGAGCACTAGGTGGTGGTGTTGGAGCCATAGGGACCGTGGTTACAGTAGGCACATTTGGTTTAACTGTATCTTTTACTTCAATTTCGGACATTCACTTTGTATATCTAATGCTCAGATAAAAAATTGAATTATCATTAGCATTCGAGTAAATCGTAATTAACATTCATATATATGAAACAATAATAAAATGAGCAGCAGTTACAGTAACAGTTCTGGATATTTGTCCAATGACACCTCCGATACTTCCCTTACACTGGACGGACATGGACATGGACATGAATACAATGGTCATGGTGTTGATACAGATACAGATACAGATACAGATGGTGCTTTGTCAGACAGCGTTTGTGCAAGACTTTCGTTTACTAGTAGCGACGATGATAGTTCGGATCTGATACTTGATAGTGAGAGCGACGAAGAGTTGTATATTGACGAAGATGAACTTGAAAATGAATACGACATTGATGACATTTATCGCGAAGAATGTGATTTCTTGGACACAGAGAAACAAGACGGTCACTATTATCTCGGGCTTTGTTCATATATGCCGGATAATAATCTAATATTATATGCAAATGCCATAGAACCTCGAACATTCTTTAAACATGTCCCCTCCTACGTAATGTCCTATCTACGTGTTTATAGCATATTCAAGATACGCAATCCGACCATGGATATCATGAAGCTATCAATCTTAGATGATAATACATACACCGTTCTCGTGAAAACGTATTGGTTGAGAATTATTCAACGGACTTGGAAAAGAGTATATAAACAACGCAAGGACATATTGAATAAACGTATGAATTTAAATGTCAGACGTTTATTTGAAATTACTGGACGATATCCACCTGATATCAGTAGTATGCCTTCTTTAAAGGGAATGTTGTTACATATGCATGAACCTCGGAACTGTGTCGACGATTACTTATTTGTGGAGGGTCATTAGATATAAAAACTGGTTGATGTCGATTAGTAAATCGTCCCGGATCGCTAACAAATCCATATCTGATTTGTCATTAAAATATAAATTCATATCTGTTAAAAATTCTCTATATTCATAAATCCTTGTTTTGAAATCCTTTACATTGGACGGATCTATTAGATTAATCCTTTTTTCTAACATTTTAATGCGTTTTGGGTCTTTTCCTAACAATACTTCGACGAATTTGTCTACATGCTCATTCAAGTTTGCATATAATTCATCAGTAGCCTTGTGTTCCGAATAGGAATGTGTTTTCCAATGATATAGTTTTACCATATTCAATATTTCTAAAAATACACGAACTATGTGAGCTTTTGATGTATTCGTATAAGTTGATTTTAACGATTTT